CAAACTTGCCCTCGTAGCTCATGGTCTTGCGGTTAGCACCCAGATCGTAGTTGTACTTAAACATGCGGAAGCCTTCGGCAAACGCTTGTCCAAGGGAATCGATCTGAGCAGCAGCAATGGCAGCTTCTTTTTGGTTACGCATAACCTTAGCACCCACCAGAGCCTGGAAAGGACGCATGATACCAATCAGGTTAGTACCAAACACAGCCTTGACAATGGTCCGTGGACCACTCAAGACAGAGTTATAGAACACACTCTGCAGTTCTGTACGCAGACGACCTTTGATTGGTTTACCGTTGATCTTACCACCCATGAGATTAGCTCGCAGGTAGTCATGGATATGCTCCATGGTGCGGATGTTACCATCAGAGAGCTTATGCAGCTCCATCAGGTCACGCATCTGCTGGTAGTTACCCTGCTTGTTCATCTCGTGGAGAGCATTGAAGTACTCATCCTGCTCTTTGGTTAGCTTCTCAATCTGCTTCTGAGTGGATTCCTTAACTGATTTAGGAACCATGCCCAGCTGCTGAAGCTTGCCATCAAGACCCCACATAAAGCCCATCTTCTTGTGCTCAGTCATAGCCACCTTCATGGCGTCAAGGGTCATTTCGACCTGACGTTGGATAGGCAGTTCGTCAGCAATGAAGAGGGTACCGTTAGCAATAGCCTGTGCTCGGAGAGCCAGACTACGGATAGTCATGGTCAGGGCAGCTTTTTGGGTAGGAGAAGCTGTAACGATCTTTTGACCATCAGTAATATAGACGCGGGCGTCCTTAGTCTTATCGACAAAGTACTCCTTAAAACGTGCTGCAATATCACCACCTTCATCAATCATGGAGGTCATCTCGCTGGTTTGTTTGACGAACAGCATGACAAGATCGTCATAGTTCATCTCAGCAATACCTTCTAGGTCACCACCCTTTTGGAAGGCTTTTTCTGCTAGCTCTTTGGCGGTCTTTAGGACTGCCTCTTTGATAGTTTTATCACCACGTGCAATCTGCTCAATCATAGAATCAGTGAGCATCTGGCTGTGGGACTTACCTTCACCACCAAGTTTAGCGTCAGCAATAGACTCACGTGCAACCTGAGTAGCACTTACTGTGTTGTCTACAGTAGCACGCTCAGTGTTGTCAAACTTAGCAGGGTTAACAAAGGCTTCAGGCGGGTTGTCAGGGTCAGTCTTGTCAGATTGTCCTCGACCCTCTGCTTCGTGTTTTTTAGCAAGCTCATCAGACGCTGTAGTATGAGCATCCTGCTGCTTTTGCAGCTCTTGATCATGGACTTTGTTTCCAATCTCATTAGCTTCATCTACACTCTTACCTGCTTTGCGGGCTTTGGCTGCTGCCCATGCTCCTTTAGCAAAGGCACTGATACCCCAGCCAACCCAGTTCAGACCAGCACCAGCAGTGACAGTCTTGATACGAGCAAGCCACGGGTTATCCTCAGGATCATTTGCAAGGGCTTCAGTAACCCAGGGAGCAAGCCATGGGGTGTGCTCATTGAGCAGGTTAGCCATGTTTTCAGTCTCAGAGCTGCTAGACACAAGGTCAGCAACACCACCTTCTGCACCAATCTTAGCGGCTTTGCCTACAAAATTAAGACGACGGCGGGTGTTTAGTCCAAGGTTAGCAGCACGAGCCATGCCACCAAGGCGGGCACCTACACGCAAACCTCCACCAACAGCACCACCGATACCACCAGTAGCAACAGTCAGTGCTCCAAACTCAACCAGACCACGGGCAAGTTTACCCAGTCCAGTCTTGTTTTCAGGAACCCAGTCATCAGGGACATCAAGCCAGCCTGCATCACCAGACTCATACTCAGGACTGAACGGGTTCTGACTCTCGTCAACAGGCTCACCAAAGAGCTGACCAACGCCAGTCTTAAAGGTGTCACCAACCAGCTCAGCAAACCCACCTACACTTTCTACAGCATCGACTGCGCCACCCGCAAGGGCAGCGCCAGTCTCAGACAGGAATGTAGGATCAGGTTCTTTGGGCTCAGCAGGTTTTACCTCTTCCTCTTCTGGAGGATCAGGCATTCTCGCGGCATCACGGATTAGGCTGCCGATGTTTTGTTTGTCTGCTTCGGTCAGACCAAACTCAGGAATGTTATGCTCTTGTTCCATCAGAACATACCTCCTTTGTATTTCTGAAGAACTTCCATTGTGTACTGTTGCATGTTAGGGTAGCCAGGACCACCACTGTAATTGGGGTCATCGTAGTTATCCATAGCACCAGGACCACCATACCAAGCAGCTGCAGCCATACGGATCATAGCATCACGATCGTCGGTCTTTTTAGCAGCCTGTTGAAGGTAACCCTCAAAGGCTTTCTTAGCCATGGTCTCTTGATACTGTGGATTATTTTTAAAATCTTCTTTGGTGCCAGGATGTGGCATACCATACTGTCTCGCCCACGCTTTGACATTAGTCCAGAGGATCTGGTATTTACCCAAAGCAGGGTTTTCTTTGCCATAAGCAGCAGGGTTATCAGCTTTGTAGTTACCAGAAGACTCTTGATAGCCAATGGCTTTCATCAGGTTAGGAACACTGGCACTGATCTGCTCCATACCACGGTTGATGCGGTTGTAGCTTTGATGTGACAGGAACAGAGATTTAAGTTGAGGGAACTGCTTAAGAGTACGGTCAACAATCTCTGCTTCTGGAGGAAGCTGAACAGCTTCTAAAGGAGGCTGTTGCTTAGCACGTTGAGCATTAAGAATCTCAAACGCATTAGACTCGCCATCTAGGCGAGACAGGGCAAAAAACAAAGAATCAGGTTTACCATTGGAAGTTAGTTCAAGTCGGTCAGGGGGAATGTTAAGATTAGAGTTGATAGCAGCTCGGCTGTTTTTGTTAGCTTGTTCCTTGTAGTTATCTATGATACCTACAGTTTCAGCGTATTTTTTAGTAATTCCAGGATTATTGTCTTCTTGAAATTTCAAGAAACCTTGATTAGAAGTGTAATAATACTCACTACCTCTATCATCCTTACCTTCTCTAATATACTTAGAAATCCTATCACCAGCCAATCTAAAAGCATCTGCTTTAGTAAGGGGACGCTCAGTGCCTTGAGATGCTTGATACAAAGCCTGGGCTTCAGCTACAAGGCTTCTTTGAGCAGCACTACGAGCAGCAATAGCATCATATCGAAGTGCTTTGTTGGTATCAAAGTCACCTACTGATTTCCGAATCTCGCCATCAATCTTCTTGAACTGCTCTCTAATGACATCGGTTTGACCATCGCTAAACAGAGTGTCAACAACGTACTCTTCAAACTCCTGTGCAACATTAGCGTCAAGGCTCAGCAGCTGCTCACGGCTAATTTCTCCGCCCTGTGATTGTACAAGAGCGTTGGCATAGGCACGAGATTCTTCTTCACCCATACGCAAGTCTACGTAAGTGCGAGCTTTATTAACCAGCTCAGGATGCATTACACCGTACTTTTTTTCAAGCTCTTGCAGAGCCATTTGCTGCTTAGTACCAGACAAACCATCGTTGACAGCACTTCTGTAAGCCTCAACAGCTTGCGTAGCGTCAATCAGGCTGTCTTGTTTACGGAGCTGAAAGTCGTCATTTTCTTGCTTGATAGCAGCAGCGATCAGTTTGTTAGGGTTGATTTGAGCATTGTACAGCTGGAACAGGTTCTTTTCACCAGCAGGGTGACCTTTAATAGTAACACCCTCAACCATCGAAATCAACTCCTCAACCCCTTCAGGGTTAGCAATAGCTCTAGCATTGATGCTGTTAATCAAAGCATCCTTAGCAGCTTGTCTAGGATTAGCAACGCCTTGGCGTTTGTATGCATCCTGTGCCTGTACTAAGAAGCCATTGATAGCAACGTCAGGAGCAGGAAACCCATCAGTACCATTCAAAGACTCAGTAAGACTGACATTAGCAGTCTCAAGGTCTAGGGTAGCAGACGCAATCTTCTGCTGTTGGTAGTAGTTCTTACGGTGAACTTGAGTAGCCTCGTCAACGTTAGGGATCAGGACAGTGTTGACAACCTTGGCACTCAACCCAGCAGGGTTGTGATCCTTGATGTAGTTGTTTTGTAGGTAGTTGACAGCAGCTTCATACTGCTGCTTACCTTGGTAGTCCTTGATCCTAAAATCAGGACCACCAGCAGGGTCTTGGATTAGAGTCTCGTTAGTAGCCAGCTCGTTGTCCAGGTAGACACCGAAGTTCTGACCAGCTTCTTTCATAGCAGCCAGCTGATAGCCGTGCTCTTTCCACCGAGAAAGTTTACGAACACGGTCTGCTCCCTCTTCATCAGGAGCTTTATCAGCCATCTGTGTGGTCTTGACATCCAAGTCGTAGCTGCGGTTAGCTGCGTCTTGAACCTCATCTCTTTGTTGCTGGAAAGCAGGGCCTTGCTCTGCATAGATCCTCTTTCCTTCTTCAATCTCTCCTTCAATCCGACGTTTCTCCATGTCGGCAACGTCTTCTTGCAAGAAGCGAGTGATCGTGTTACTAAATTTTGATAGTGCTCTTAGCTCGTAATCAGCGTTGCTAGCTTGAATGTTGCTAACACGCTTCATCTCACTAATCTCTTGAGAAGCTTGCCTCTCCATCTCGCGGGTCCGCTCCTTACCGCGTTGCTCAACTTGAGCAGCCTCTTGGCGCATACGCTTTGAGGGGTCAGCCACGGTACGGTTACGGAAGCCCACTGACTGTGCGCTACCTTGATATGCCATAGTTTAGCCGTTTCCTGTTGAAGGAGTAATAGTTTTCTTGAAATTGTACCCTGCACTAACACCACTTACACCAGCACCAAGCAGGTTGCCTGCAAGTGCTAGACCAGAAGGCCCAGAAGCCTTGATAGGCTTGACAGGCAGGAATGAAGCTTCAGGAGCAAGGGGAGCAGCAGGGATTCCATTCCAGGCTGCAGTGTTGGCAGAGTGTTGATCCAGAAGAATACCTTCTTTCTCAATACCAGAGGCACGACGAGCATCGTACAGAGTCTGTTCAATCTCAGCCATCTCAAAGCCTAGGGTACGTTCTGCATCCAATGCTGCAAGCAGTGTAGACTGACCAGCTTTGCCCGTAGACAATACCTGACCTTGTGCTTGGATAGATGCAGCCATTTGGCGTTGTACACCAAATGCCGAGGCTGTCCTTTTTTCTTCTAGTTTGTTGTTAGCTGCTGCCAGTGCTCTCGTAGCTTCAGCCTGGTTAGCAGTTAGCTGAGCGTAGTAAGCATTCTTAGCAGCAGTGTCTGCCTTCAGTTCTGCTTGATACGTCTGCAGCTTAGCTCGGTCGCGTTGTGCCGCGATCTGTAGATCACGTTGATACTGTTGCTGTGCAATAGCATTAGAGCGAGCAACCGCAGCTTGCTGCTGTTGATGCGCCCCGACTGCCTGCATGCCCATTGAGGCTGCAGTTAGCACACCCATTGTTATTGGTTCACACATAGTTTAATAAATTCAATTAGGGGGACACCGTTGTGAACGTGATAGTTAATAAATGTAAACTTAAGAAGCTTGAGTAGCTTGATATGACTCTCATTCCTCATGTCTGCATGATTATACAGGTATGGGTTATGTAAGCTATCAAGCCACCTTCTAGCTTCTCTTACGAATGTATGCGGATATTCTTCACTGGCTTTAGTACATAACATCCAGATCTTATTGTCTGGTGTTACGCCTGCCACACCGGCAGCCTTGCCGTTGGGCACAGTGAAATAGACAGAGAAAGCAGAACGATAATAAGACTCCAGGACTGCTGCCGGAGCAGTCAGCCCTGTGGTCTCTTCTACTTCTCTGATGTCTTCCCAACGCAGATTCTCGCCAACTTCTAGAGCTAGCTGAGGGGTGCATGGTTGAATGTACTTACCGACGTACGTGTCGTTTTGTGTCATAGCGTCCGTCCCAGCTGGCTGAGACTAGAGTTGCGGTAAAGGGGTCAGGGATTTTAACAGTAAGGGTGTATTTCTCGTTCTTCCTGTAGATAGGAACTTTGACAGACTTGTAAGGAGCGGTGGGTGTCTCGTTAAACGAGGCTAAATCAACCTCCATACCAGACTCATACTGAATGTAATCATCAATCTGTGGAGACTCAAGGTGGAACTCCATAGGACCAGAGATGCCTAGTTCAAAGTTGATGCGGTTGATACGCAGCTCACCATCAATGTCGTACTTACCTCTATCAATAGCGTAGTAAAAGTGAGGAAGTTCAAGCTCTGTGATATACTTGTATCCAATAGCAACATTACCAGTAGTTAGGTCAATGTCGTTAAAAGTAGCAGTAGTACCGCTAACGCTGTCAGGAACTCTGACAACACCAGCATCGTCACCGCTGAGGAATACAGCCACCATATCGGTGCTGTCATCATAAGTGTAGGGTAGAGTTACTGTAGAAATTTCTGTTTCAGAATCATAAGTAGCTGACGCCATGGTCATGTTGTCCAAGGTGGCTTCAAACCTGCGTCTAATGGAGCCAGTTCCTACCTGATAGCTCCTGTCGGTAATGGTGTCTGTCACCATCTCGTGACGGTTCAAGACATACTTAGTATTTTGTTTAGTGACAATAAACTGGTTACCAGCAGTGTATGTACTGTGAACAAACTCACCAGTCAAAGTCCAAGTGTACCACGCAGACTGCTGACGTTCAGTGCCTGTGTCGTAGTACTTGTAGAAGTAGATCTGTTCATCCCCTGCTTTGCCATAGGTCACCAATCCAGTCTGTGAGGAGTTAGACGAGTGATCAATGTCATTGGGGATCAGCTCAGGGATCACACGGGTCTGCTCTAGCACCTTGGGAGGAACAGTCTCATCCTGGATCACCATCTCAAACACACGGGTGTGTGCTGCGCTGCCAGTGCTGAACATCACAGAGGTGCCCATGTCAATAGGGCGAACTGTAGGACTACACTCATAGGAGGACAGCTTCTTTAGCTGTGCAGTGTTAGCACTGAACCGATCTGAATCAGTGAACAGCATGAACTGTGCTGACTCACTGAACAAGACCAGGCCCTTTTGGATAGGCAAGACATGGTTCAGAAAGGCAGGCTTGATGTCAGAAGCTGCGATGTCGATGGGATCTGCGTCGCTAGTAGTAATTGCAGAAACGATGAAAAAGTTAAAGTAATCAGCAGGCTGACTAAGGATGACGTTTTCACCAGCAATAAATCCTAAGCGGTTACGGTAGAAGAAGATGTCCTTGATACCCTTACCCACAAAGGTAGGGTCAGGGTTACTGGTCAAGTCACCAGCTTGTCTATCAATCCAGTAATTATCAGGATCAGAAGACTGATCTAGTGTACGGAAACTGAACGTACCGTCACGGTTATTGACCAAAGCGTGTGGCATGGTATCCGGATCAAGTCCAGCTGTGATGCCAGGAGCCACAGTCTCTTCCCATGAACCTGTACCTACAGTACCATTGTCAGCTACAAACTTAACAAAATAGTCATCAGCCTCAGAATCTTCAGTGTTTGACACCTTGGCGATGTACCCATCTTTACATTGTTGAGGTAGTTTACTAACGTTGGGTACTGATTCTTGAATAACTTCTAATGAGTTATTAACTGTACCACCCCTCACCTCAATCGTAAAGCTAGAAGTGGATGTAATAAATATACCATCACCAATGATCTCACAAGTGACATCGGTGTAATTAGATTCAATGCTACTCTTTAGTCCACCAAGAATCGTGTTGATACTCAGCGTACCTTTGTCAGGGTTTTTAGGTGTTTGATGGAATCCTACACCGGAATCAGCATATGTTTCATATGATTCAACGCTGTCGACTGTGACTATGTAGGTGATACCAGCAACATCCACACTATGCGTTTCGCCGTCAGTAACATCAAACCCTGGATCTTGCAGGACTACTTCTGCGTTGTATTGAGCGTTGTAGTCTGCTTCAGACTCAGAATTGTAGGAGTTAACGTAAGAAGTACCGTTAACTAAAACCGTAAACTTAATACCACTATCTGCGTCAAATACCTCTTGTTTGCCTGCATGCTTAATTTTTCCATCACTATCGTTCCAAGAACTGGAAGTTGTACCTGACTTTCTAACCTTCAAAGCACCAGCTCGGTATTTGGTAGTAGCTGTGAGGTCAGAGCCGTCGATGGCAACCACGTACTCTGCGTTATACGCCACTGTATTGATCGAAACAAAGGCGTAGTTGTTATTGAACGTATCGGTGGTTCCCGTCGTTCCTACGGTCTTCTGGGGGTTAGTGATAAGGGTATAGTCACCAATGGTCTGGAGACCGTAAGGCTGGGTAGCATCAGCCAGGTAAGTCATAGTACCACTTACAGTCTGAGCAGCGCCTGTATCAAGGTCCCAGACTTTAATATCAGTGTCTGTAATTTGCCCAATAAATTTTTCGTCAGAATCTCTGATGATCTCAAACCACTGACCATCAGCAGAGGCACCCTCCAGCTCATCAACGAACTCACCAGGAGCACGCTTAGACAAGCCAAAAGTCACATCAGGATATGCGTTATCACATTTCCTAAGCTGACCAGGAAACTTAATAAAGTCTGGCTGCTGTGAGACACCTCCTAGAAAGTTTTGAATCCGTTGATTAACTGCTGCCATGGTTATCGACTAACTGCTTGGAAGGGTTTGTAAGAGGGGTAGGGGTTGCGGAAGTCGGGGCCTTGGAAAACGTTGTACTCAGCTTGCTGGGTATCATACTCGACAGCCAGTGCACGGAGCTGTGCTTCGTCTGCTGCCAACAGCTTAGCTGCCTTCTCGTCGTTGACCATGCGGGTCACAGCAATACGAGCAGAGCGTGAAGCGATGTAGTCACGGAAGACCTGAGGGATGTCATCGAACTCGAAGAACCAAACCACATCACAGTAGAGAGTATCGAGGTCCGTAAATTTATAGGAATGAGAATAGCGATCATACAGCTTACCGTTCCTCCTAACCACATCATAGTCATCACGATGCTTGAATTTGTTCACGTCCAGCTGGAGGACAGTGGCTGGAATTAGCACCTCGTCGTTGGTGTCTACCACAAACGGGTACTCATATTCAGTATTGTACACCCAGCCCTCAGACTGAACTTCACGACAAACTTGTCGGAGAGTGTTCTGAGCAATAGCAACTTCAGGACTTTGGGTGGATAGTGTATTGACAGGAGACTCACCCACACTCATAAGAATGTGGTTAACAGCATCCAGTTCGGTGGACGATGCGTACGAATTAGTTGTCATGATATAAAAAAAGGGACCCCCGAAGGAGTCCCAATATAGAAACAAGAATGGATCAGAATGCAGAACCAGCGGTGCTGGTAGCGTGCAGTTCGACACAAGCAGCAGGGTTCAGGTAGTCAGTACCCATGCTGAGGCGTCCCAGGATCACGTCGCCCTGGTAGATCACGGACACGTCGCCCGAAGTGACCTGGACCTGGGGTCCAATGGTCTCAACGACACCAGCGGCTTCACGTTGGAAGATAAGTCCGCAGGAGGTGTCGAAGTCGTCAGCAGCGCCATAGGCATTGTTCTCGCCGGTAGCAGTAGCTTCGACGTCAACGCCCACGAAGGAGCCAGCGTTGTCGATGGTAGAGTTGGTACCATACTTGCCCAGGAACGGAATGTTCATGGACTTGTAGATCTTGATACCAGCAATCGACAGGATGCCCTGACCGGACTGCAGAGCGGTACCCTGCTCGTCACGGTTGATCAGAGCGTTGCTTTCCACGTTCTCCACGAGTGCATAGTACTGACGTGGGGAGAGAACAGCCACACGGCCTTCCTGAGACACACCCTTCTCATCCAGGACAGAAGCAGCTTCAAAGAAGGCAGCCACAATCTTGGCGGAGTCGAGAGCATCAGCGTTGGCACCAGTGCCAGAACCAACCTGGATCTGGGTACCACCGGGCTCAACCTTGCCGGTTGCACTCACGGGGTGAGCAGCGCGAGCGCCACGTACAATAGCACGGAAGATGCGACGGTCATAGTGCTCAGCCAGAGCATAGCCGATCTTCTTGGAGATCTCGCCACGCAGCTCGTAGTGAGCCAGGGTCTCATCGAGATCATACACGAAGGCGGAGCTGACCAGCAGGTCATCGACCACGATGGTCTTCTCTGCCACCGGGGGATCACCGTCTCCCAGGATGGGGGTACCAGGCGTATGGAAACCAGCGTCCATGCGTCCAGTGTAGATGAACTGAAGAGACTTACCGTTCTTCAGCGTACGCTTCATGACAAGGTCACGAGCGATAGTGTTGTGCTGGAAGCCCTTGAACATCTCACCAGAGAAGAGCTTCAGATAAAGTTCATACTTGTCGCCAGAACCGCCATAGCCAGTGCCCGTGCTTAGATTAGCACGGCCTAGCGCGGTTTGTGTTGCGTTAGCCATTTGTTTAAGGAGTTAGTAAATTGTAACAGACTCCGAACGTTCAGATAAAAAAAGTTTTGTGGTCTATCCCACCGTCTAGACGGCTAAGGGTGTCCCTCGTAAGGGGCCAAAGCCAATGACTGGGGGAGGAATCGAACCTCCCCTACACCATCAGTCGATCTCTTTATACACTACACCACGGTAGCGAAGCTTGTCAGTGTGATAACGTTGAGCACGCTTACGCTGACCTTGGAGGAAACGAATAAGATTAAGAGACATGAGTTCGTACAAGATAAACCTAACCCCCGTTCCATGGTTAGGCAGCATGCGTCCCAAACGGGATGAACGTACGAATAGTGTTACTTAGCGTACTTACGCTTCTTAGCAGTCTTTGCTGCACGCTTGAAGTTAGCAGCAGTAGGAGCACCTGGAGCACCAGGCCTCCTCATCTTTTCACCACTGCCAGCAGCAATACGCTTGCGCTTGGCGTGGATGTTAGCATAGAGTCCGGGTTTAGCCATAACGTTTTTTCTTAGTTTTCTTTTTGGCTAGAGGGAGTTGAGGACCAGTCCGCTTAAGAAAGGTATCCTTCTCGTGAGGATTGTCCGTGCTCTTACCTTTATTGTAGAGCTTTTGCTTCTTCTGTGCACCTTTGTGCCCAGGACCAATCTGGAAAGATTGAGCAATGGTCAGATCTTTACGATCCTTTTTCTTTTTCATGAGCATTTCCATTTGCGTAGAGCAAGAGCCTTCCTTGTAGGACGACCCTTGCTGTCTTTCATTGGTCCTTTGACACCGCCCATGCGAGCACAAAAGGACCTCTTACGGCCTGCAGCCTTTTTAGTTTTAGGGTTAGGAGCTGGGGGTTTTAGGTTAGCCCCCTCCTTCGCTTTGAAGTGTCTCCTGCCCGCAGCGGTCAAACCGCCAGAGGGACTTTTGTGTTCTTTACGCATCAGCCAATAGCAGGGGCATTGAGTGCGACAGGGGTGGTCTCAGCGGCAGCAAGATCCAGGGGGAAGTTGTGGGCGTTACGCTCATGCATCACTTCCATACCCAGACCAGCTCGGTTGAGGACATCAGCCCAGGTGTTCACCACATGACCTTGGCTCTCAACAATGGATTGATTGAAGTTGAATCCGTTGAGGTTGAACGCCATGGTGGAGACGCCGAGGGCGGTAAACCAGATGCCCACGACAGGCCATGCTGCGAGGAAGAAGTGCAGAGAGCGGCTGTTATTAAACGAAGCATACTGGAAGATCAAACGTCCGAAGTAACCGTGGGCAGCGACAATGTTATATGTCTCTTCTTCCTGCCCAAACTTGTATCCATAACTCTGCGAGACCTCTTCGGTAGTCTCCCTAATGAGGGACGACGTGACGAGAGATCCGTGCATAGCTGAAAAGAGAGCACCACCAAATACCCCAGCAACACCAAGCATATGGAAAGGGTGCATGAGGATATTGTGCTCCGCTTGGAAGACAAGCATGTAGTTAAAGGTACCTGAGATTCCGAGGGGCATTGCATCAGAGAAAGATCCTTGTCCGAAGGGATAAACCAGGAACACGGCAGAGGCAGCTGCAACAGGTGCAGAGTATGCCACAAAGATCCAAGGACGCATACCTAGTCGATAGCTAAGTTCCCACTCTCGTCCCATGTAAGAATAGATACCAATGAGGAAGTGGAAAACGACAAGCTGGAATGGACCCCCATTGTAGAGCCATTCATCAAGTGTAGCAGCTTCCCAAATTGGGTAGAAGTGTAGTCCGATGGCATTGCTGCTCGGAACGACGGCTCCCGATATGATGTTGTTTCCATAGAGGAGGGAGCCTGCAACGGGTTCACGGATTCCA